TAATGGGGGAAGTGGTAAGGGATTATTGACAAATGCAATAAGTCAAATGAAAAAAGTATCCACAATTGATGGAAAAACATTTGATTTTAATAAATCATTCCCTTATCAGACAGTATCAACTGACTGCCAGGTGTTAGCATTTGATGATGTTAAAAAGAATTTTGATTTTGAGAAGTTATTTAGCATTATCACAGAGGGTATTACAATAGAATACAAGGGCAAAGATGCTGTAAAGTTACCGGTAAAAGACTCTCCAAAAGTATTGATATCTACTAATTATACAATCAGAGCAGAGGGAGGATCATTCACAAGGAGGATGTTTGAAGTTGAGTTATCAAGTTACTTTGGAGCTCACAAATCACCATTGGATGAGTTCAATTGTATGTTGTTTGATGATTGGGACCAGGATGAGTGGGCAAGGTTTGACCATTTCATGATTAACTGTTTACATTATTATCTTGAGCATGGCCTTGTATCGTATGAGCATAAGAATTTAAAGATTAGAAAACTTATCAATCAAACATCAAAAGAGTTTATTGATTGGATGGATGATAAAAAATTCACTCCTGGTCAACAGATAAACTATAAGCAATGGTATGAAACATTTGTCAATGAGTATGAGGATTTCAAAAAATGGTTGACAAATAGAAATTTTAATTCATGGCTAAGATCTTACTTTGAATTTAAGAAAATTGAGATTGATAATGTTTCAAGTAATGGTCAAAGATATTACGAAATCAAATCTGATAACCCAAACACTAAAAAAGATGAGGACCTTCCATTCTAATAAGTCAAACAAATATCCTTATGCTTATGATGAGTTTGGTAATATTGTTTCAATTGAGGAGGCTGTAAAACTTGACAATAGAAAATGGTATTTAGATCCAGGATTACAGATTGAATTAAATTTATTATGTAATTTGTCAAAACAGATTAATCATTGGAGGACATTATCAAATCAAGTGGTTAAGATAAATGGTATTGATTATGACTATTCTCATGACAAAGACTCAGAATCATTTGAGCATAAGCAATTTAAATATGATATACTTGTAAAACAGTATATAAATATCAATGATTACAAGGTATTTTTAATAAATCCAAAGGAAGAAATTAGAATTGTAGACAGTAAATTCAGAGCAGATGTCCTGGCTAACCTTCCATGTGGCACTCCATGTGTCATTGAGATAATAAAAACAAGTGATATAAGTGAAAAAAAACAAGATTTTATAGAACAAAATCAAATATTAACATTTAAAATTTACATTGATGAAAACGGAAATCAAATCTTTAAAAGAGATAATATCATTGGAGTTACAGAAATTAGTGAAATTACAAGACGAATACAAAACGGAGAGGGAAAACTTGCAGAAATTAGGGATCAAATATCAAGAGAGAGAGGACAGAGAGAGAATAAATTACGAGAAACAGAAAATTATTATACAACAGAAATACGAAATCAAAAACAAAAACTTAAATCAATTGACGATAGAATTGCAGAACTTGAATCAGATAAAAGAGAAGAGATTACAAATGATGATATTGACCAAACAGAAATTGAACTATTTGAAAACAGAATATCAGAATGTAATGAAAAATTACGAATTGAGATTGAGTTACAGAGATCCCTCAATGAATCCTATATTAATATCATTAAAGGATACGAGGAGGAAATTAATAGACTTAGAGATTTGGAAAAGGAGACACTCAAGATTATTGAAAATTGCAACCCTGAATGGTTTGGACATATGCCAAAAGGAGTATCAAAAATAGATCAAATTTTATATCTAATATCATGAAACGAATAAACAAAGACAAACTCAATGCTCTTATGATGGAGCAGTTGAAACAGAAGTATCCTAACATGCCAGAGGCATACATACCAAAGACTGATTGGACAGATAACTCAGCTAATGCCTTGACAAAATGTGTCATTGCATGGATACAGTTCATGGGCGGTCAAGCTGAGAGAATAAGCTCACAAGGTCAGTACAGGGAAGGAGCAAAGATACAGGTTGGCTCTGGCATCATGGCACACACAAAACAGTTACCGGGCAAATGGACACCTGGACAATCAACCAAAGGAACTGCAGACATCTCAGCTACTATAAGAGGGAGGTCAGTTAAGATCGAGATAAAATTTGGGAAGGATAGACAGTCAGATGTTCAAAAGGAATATCAAGCTGCTATAGAAAGAGCAGGAGGGGTGTATATCATTGTGAAAACATTTGATGAGTTTGTTGAGTGGTATGAACAATTTACATTAGGATTATGAGAATCAAACTAAAAATGCCTAAGTTCAAAGTAAAATTGAAACATCTTAGGAAGAAATATAAATGTGCTGTGAAGGGTATAAATAACGAAATAGATTAAATTATGACATTAGACTCACACGAGATTAGGTTAGGTAACTCATATAAGATTGAGTTAGGTGATGGAACTTATAAGATAGGACTTATAAACTTAGAGGATATTGAGAGCTTATTAGATGATGAGATTGATGATTTTTATCAGGCTCTTGAGATAAGTGAGGAGTGGTTGATTAAGGTAGGGTTTAAACAATATGGACTTGCAGGAGACTCTAAATGTTATAGTTTAAATGATATAGACATCTGGATATATTCTTATGATCATATAGCCTTTGGTAAGTGGGAACTCAAATACGCCCACCAACTTGAAAATCTATACTTTGCACTGACTGGAGAGGAGTTAACATACAAATGTTAATAACTTTATTTTGTACTTATGCAATCTTTTATTAACTTTGATGCAATAAATAAAAACAGTATGGAAAAACAAATCAAAACAGCTACTGAGAAAATCAAGGAGCTGAATGAGTTGAGTAACACACTCACTCTACACCAAAAACTACACAGGGCAAAGTTAGCCATTGGTAAGGTAACTAAGAACGCTATGAGTCATCACTCAAAGTATGCTGACCTTAATGCTATCCTTAGCACTGTTGAGCCTGTGCTCTTAGAGAATGGATTGCTACTTATACAACCTATTCAAGGTAACAGTGTGTGTACTCAGATAGTAGATATTGACTACTCAGGTGCAAGGATTGAATCATGTATGGAATTACCTCAAGGTATTACACCTCAACAGATGGGGTCTGCCATAACCTATTATCGTAGGTACACCCTTCAAAGTGCTCTCTCATTACAGGCAGTGGATGATGATGGTCAACAGGCATCAAAGGACCAACCAACTGAGACTAAAAAAGAATCATTGTCAGATGCACGTTTCAAGGCTGCTCTTGAGTCAATCAGTAAAGGTGAGTTCACAACTGATCAGTTGAAAGCTAAGTTCTATCTAACCAAAGAACAGGAGGCACAGTTATGAAATGGAGGCCATCACAATTAGGTAAGCTCATGACTAACTCCAGGAGTAAGTCAGAGCTATTGTCTGAGACTGCTAAGTCTGAGATTAGAAAAATAGCAAAACAAGATTTTTACGGATACAGCTCAGATATTAGAACAAAACCAATGATCAAAGGTACTGATTGGGAGCATGAAGGCATCAAGTTACTCAATGATGTGAGATTTACAAATAAGTACGTTAAAAACAATCTAAGAGTAGAGAATGATTACATGAGTGGATGCTGTGATATCATAACAGATGACCTCATCATTGACATCAAGAGCTCCTGGTCATTAGATACCTTCCCGGCAACACCATCCGAAGGTGAAAACTCAGACTATGAGTGGCAAGGTAGAGCATACATGTGGCTCTATGATAGGCCATCATTTGAGTTAGTGTACACCATGCACACAACACATGATGATCTACTCACTGAATGGGATAATTTATCCATCCATAGAGTTGATCACATACCTGCACACCATAGGGTGACTGTGTTAAGATATGAGAGAGACTTAGCCATTGAGGAACAGATAAAAGAGAGATTAATAGCATGCTCTGAATATTATGCTCAATATGTAAATGAATTAAATAATAAATAAATGTCAGATTCAACAATCAAAGGAGCTATCAAGCTCATTAACCCGATCAAAGTGATCAGTGATAAGTTCTCAGTGAGAGAGTTCGTGGTAACAACACCGGATGCCAAGTATCCACAGGATATACTGTTCCAAACAGTCAATGACAAGATGGATGTATTAGAGTCATTAGGTGTAGGTCAGCAAGTGGAAGTATCATACAATGTGAGAGGCAGGGAGTTCAATGGGAGGTATTACAATACTCTTGATGCATGGAAGGTGCAAATCATAGGTCAAGCGGCTCAAACAACAAACAATGATGATGATGACCTCCCGTTCTAAGACTGTGTACATCAAAGATGGTGAAACACTCACTGACTCAATTAGAGCAGAGTTGTTTGATAAGCTATCAAGGAGATATAAAGTTGTTCACCTTGCAGAGGACGTTGGAGTGGATAAGTTTCAAATGTATAGATTCATGCATGGTCAAGAGGTGACAGGTAAGTTCTATGATAAGGTGTTTAAATACTTGATGAAATAAGGCTCTGGTAAGCCAACCCCCTGTCACTTAGATCGGCACTATGTCATAGGGGGTTTATATGGTCAGGATGCGAAGTAGGGTAACGCAGCCATTATCAGGTGCTCCACTGTAAAGATATGAACAGGGCGCTGGGGGTTCGAGTCCTCCCCTGACCACAATGGAGAGTGTAACAGCTCTCCTTTGTCATGTTAATAACTTTTATTATCTTAGCACCATGAT